GAAGGAAGATCATTATAATTTCGAAGAGGCCGTAAACTATAGAGTTTCAACAGGGTCTTTGAACATGGACATGCAGACTGGCGGTGGACTAGGACCGGGTCTCCATAGGTTCGTTGGCTTTACCGAAGGCGGTAAGACATCTGCCTCTCTAGAGGTAATGAAGAACTTCCTCAATACAGTGCCAAACTCAAAAGGCTTTTATATTAAAGCCGAAGGACGACTATCAGACGAGATGAGAACTCGCTCTGGTGTAAAGTTCGTGTTTGACGCTGATGAATGGGAGGCTGGAACTTGCTTTGTTTTTGAGTCTAATATCTACGAGACTGTAGTAGATGCGATGCGAAAGCTGATCATGTACAACGAGGAAAAGAACAAGTACATGTTTATTATTGATTCTGTAGACGGTCTTATTGCCAAAAATGATCTAGATAAGACCTTTGAAGAGTCAATGAAGGTTGCTGGCGGGGCGGTTATCGCCGCCAACCTTATGAAAAAGATCTCCATCGCGCTCACAAAGAGGGGGCATATGGCGATATTTATTTCTCAAGTAAGAAGCGATATCAAGCTTGACCCATATAGTTCTGCGCCAATTCGCCAAACTTCTGCAACTGGCGGTAACGCGCTACTGCACTTTGCTAATTTTATCTTTGAATTTGAGCCTCGATTTGAAGGAGATATTATCCTGAAAGATCCAGCAATTAAAAAGGCAGATCCAGTTAAAAATCCAATCATTGGTCACTACTGCAAGATTTATATCAAAAAGAGTCCAAACGAAAAGAGCAAGAATCGTGTTTCTTATCCTATCAAATACGGGAGAAAAGATGGTCGATCCGTTTGGCTTGAAAAAGAGATCGTTGATATGCTAATGACTTGGGAGCTTGTCTCTCGTTCTGGTGCTTGGTATTATACATCTGATGAACTCAGAGAGCTTGCCAAAGGCTGTGCAACTGAACTTCCAGAGAAGTTTCAAGGAGAAAACTCTCTTTTTCAATTCATCGAAAGCGACGAAAAGCTCACAAAAACTCTTCACAAATACTTTGTGGATATGATCGTTGGCAAAGATGAAATTCAAAACGCTTAACGGTAAAGAACGTTTTCTCAGAAACGCAAAAAACTATGCAATAAACTGGGAGGCTAAATCCAAGAGCAATATACAGAGAACTGTAAAACAATTCCTGTATCCTTATTGGAATCGTGACATTGTGTTTGAAGAGCTTAGGATCGTTGGTACGAGGCTGTCATTAGACATTTATAATGCAAATAAAAAGATTGCCGTAGAAGTTCAAGGCAGGCAGCACCAGACCTACAATCCTTACTTCCACTCCAATGACCGCAGGAATTGGCTTTCTCAGCTAAAAAGGGACGACTTAAAGCTGGAGTTTTGCTTGACAAACGGCATTACTCTGGTAGAGATATATGAGACTGATCTCATCTGTAAAGAAACGTTCGAAAAGCAAGGCATCATACTCTGATGAAAAAATCTAATAGAGAGCAACCACAAGAGGAGAAAGACTTTCTTTTTCCTACAGAACTCGTAGAACAAATCTACGAGCTTTCTGGAAACGCTGAAAGCCACAAGGGCGTTATCCTTTGTGTCCTTTCTCCAAAAGGCGTTCCTCAAATTTATTCACGCTACGATTCAATTGTCACATCTCTTGGAATGCAAAAAGCCCTTGACAAGTGGCTTGACCAAGAAGAAGACAAGCTCGACACAAGCGGGGAAGAATAATGCTTTACTCACTAGAAGTAGAACGGCAGTTCTTGGCTGGTCTTATCCAGCATCCAGACGCCTATGCTGAAATCTGCGACTTCGTTTCGGAGGTGGATTTCCATTCTGATGATACGGTGGTTCACAAGACCATCTACCACATCATTAGGAAATGCATAGAGTCTAATGAAAAGGTAGATGAGATCATCATAGCTCAAAGAATTAAAGAAATTGGAATTTCCTTTAAGGATAACATTGATATCTTTGATTATCTTAGGTCTTTGGCGATCAGAAAGACCAACAAATCCACCGCAGTTTCTGCGGCGAAAGAGATTAAAAAATACTCTATTCGCCGCACAATCCACAGGTCAGCCTTGGATGTTGCGGACAAGATGAAGAAGATCGCTCCTGACTCTTCTTATCAAAAGATTATTGAAGAAGCTGATGGAGCTTTTAATAAAATAATTAATATTTACGAAAACAATGAAGAAAAACCTGTCAACATCTTTGAGGAGATGGAGAATGTCATTGAGGAGCGCGGAAACAATCCAATCACTGAGTTTGGATTCATGGGTCCGTTTGCAACCGTCAATAAGGTCTATGGCTCTCTATTACGACCAGGCAATATTACCGTTATTGTCGCTAGGTCTGGCGTAGGCAAAACATTGCTTGCCCTAAACTACACTACAAAAGTCTCGGCTCAATACGATGTTCCTGTCTTGCATTTCGACAATGGCGAAATGAGCAAGGAGGAGGTTATTATGCGTCAATGCGCCGCCCTTAGTCATGTTCCAATGCACTTGCTTGAAACTGGACTTTGGCGCAAGGCTGGAGAAGATGTAGTTGAGAAGGTCCGCTCGACTTGGAATAAGATCAAGAATCTTAAGTTCTATTATTATAACGTCGGTGGGATGACCACCGATCAAATGATCAATAATCTTAAGCGTTTTTATTATTCAAAGATTGGTCGAGGCAACCCCTTGATCTTTAGTTTTGATTATATCAAACCCTCCGCAGATGCGGAAGGCGGAAAGCCAGAATGGCAAGTCATTGGCGATATGCTTAATAGGTTTAAAAAAACCCTTCAGCGTGATATCACCCAAGATCAAAAGCCAATGATCACAATGTTCACCTCTATTCAGTCCAATAGAAGCGGCATCACTACAAACCGAAATTCTGACGCGATCAATGACGATGAGGGCATCGTCTCAATGTCGGATAGAATTACGCATTATTGCTCGCATATGGCTATTCTACGGCCTAAGACTGCGGATGAGAGACAGGAAGAAGGCGCTATGTTTGGTTCTCACAAGCTAATCTTCGTCAAGAACCGCTTCCTTGGATCAGATGTGGCGGGGGCTGTCGAACTTGTCAGAATGCAAGACGGAACCTTGAAGAAGAACTTCATTAATCTTCAATTTGAGAATTTCGACATTAAGGAGCGAGGCGACCTAAGAGATATCGTAAATCAAGCGGATACTGGAGGAACAACACTGGAGCGTGCAAATGAGCAGGATGATGTCCCAGACTTCAACAATTGATCCAACTGTCCTTAAATCTTCTCTTGAATCGTTGGGATATCAATTGAAAGATTATGGCAGTTATTGGAGAACTAGAGCCATTTATCGCGGTGGAGATAATTCCACAGCTTTAAAGATCTATAAAAATAGCGGAGTATGGACAGACTTTGCCGAGACAAGCTCAAAAAGCTATCCGTTTCAAAGGCTCGTCGAATTGACTTTGGATACCAAAGATTCACATATTGTAAATAAATATGTAAAATTTGATCCACAGAATATTATTCATGTCGAGATAAAGGAAAAGATCGAAATGGAAAAGATATACCCAGAAGACATATTGAATAATCTTTTGCCTGAGCTTTCCTTTTATCAGAAAAAGCACATCAGCGACGATACTTTAAATTTTTATAAGTGCGGGTATGCAACCTCTGGACAGCTTTTCCGCCGTATAGTTTTCCCTATCTACAATCAGTTTGGACAGATCCACGGCTTTTCTGGAAGAGCAGTATTCTGGGATAAGAGTTCAGAGTATCCTAAATGGAAGCATATCGGTAAACGTGCTGATTGGGTCTACCCTCTCTACATCAAGAGAAACGGGCGTGAAGAGATCAGAGAAGGCATCGAAAAAGAAAAGAGCGTTATTATTGTAGAAAGCGTTGGTGACAGTATGGCCCTTTTTGAAAGAGGTTTTAAAAACACAATTGTTACCTTTGGTCTTGGAATCTCATCCAAAATTTGCTCTGCTCTAGTTGCTCTTGATCCAGACAAAATCATTATTGCGTCAAATAATGACTATGAAGGCGACATTAATCACGGGCTAGTTTCTGCTTGCAAAAGCTATCTTCAGCTATGCTCGATCTTTGATCCAGTTAAACTTGAGATTAGACTCCCTATTAAAAATGATTTTTTTGACATGCATGTTTGCGAGTCAGAAGGCGAAGCTGGTCTTTTCTCACAGTGGGTTGACAAACGTGTGAATGCCAAACTACAGTCGGAAAGCATTCATAAAATCGCAGTAGAGAATAAATTTTCAGAAAACCTTATTAAAAAAGCCGAGTATATTTTAAATGAAATTTGACAAAGACTTATATCAAACCGTAGATGGATGGTGCAATTTTCAAAGCCTTTATGAGCGAGAAGCAGACGCTCATAACAATGCTAATTTTATAGAAATTGGATCTTGGAAAGGCCAAAGTGCTATTTTAATGGCATCGTTAATAGCGAATAATGATAAAAATATCAAATTTTTTTGCGTTGATACATGGCAGGGCAGCGAGGAACATCAAAATGATTCTGATATATTAAATGACAGTCTTTTTAAAACTTTTCTAAAAAACATTGAACCTGTAAAAGATTATATTACTCCTATAAGAAAAACTTCAGTTGATGCTGCGAGCGGATTCCCTAATGAATTTTTTGATTTTATTTTTATTGATGCAGCCCATGATTATGAAAATGTAAAAAATGATATTAACGCTTGGTATCCAAAATTGAAAAAGGGAGGAACTTTTGCTGGACATGACTTTCACCCAACTTGGTCAGGCGTAATTCAAGCTGTATCAGAATGGAGCAATCAAAATAAAAAATATATATCTGTTGAAGGAACTTCGTGGGTTCATTTTAAAAACTCTTCTAGTTGAAAATAGAAAATAAACATACCGCTCTTTCTGCGAGTAGGATAAAGACCCTAGAGAAATGTAGTTGGTCTTATTGGTGCAGCTATGTCTTAAAGCTTCCAGAGAAAAGTAATGATGGGGCCAACAGAGGGAACGTTGTCCACTTTACTTTGGATGTTCTAGCAAAAGCTAAAAGAAAGCATTATGTTAAAACCATTTTAAAAGAAAAAGATGTATTTGTTATTCCTTCGGTTCGCAGGTTGATGCTTCGACACGCCAGAGATCATCGCGTATCAGATCCTGATAATATTGAGATGATCAAGCAGATGACTCTAACTGCATTAGAGTATGATTTCTGGGGCGACTCTAAACTGAAGCCTATTAAAGATATTGGAGAAAGAGATTTCGATATCACTGTAAACAAGGGCAAAAAGAAGTATAGGATCAAAGGATTTATCGATAGGCAGTTTATCTACGAAGACTTTACTTCTGTTGTTCGTGATTATAAAACGAGCAAGGCGGTATTTGCGGGCAAGGACGCAGAGGATAACTTGCAGCATCTAATGTATACCCTTGCTACAAAAAAACTCGATCCAGAGCACAACGTGTCGATGGAATTCTTGTTTTTAAAGTTTTCTCTTAAGGACAAAGGCAAGGGAAGTGGTCTTTTAAGAATGGACCCATTGTCCAAAAAAGATCTTACCGATTTTGAGAACCATCTTACAGAAGTGCAAAAGGTGGTTGATAACTTTAGCGAGGCAGATGCTTATTCAAATTTTGCTGCGGATAAGCCTATGCCCTCAGATGGTTCCTTTACCGGAAAGCTTTCATGCGGCTTTGCGAAATACAAGGGCCAGCTAAAAAAAGATGGCAACCCAATGTGGCATTGTCCCTTTAAATTTGGTTTTAATTACTACGCTCTTAGAGACAAGGATAATAAGATTATCAAAACGTTTCTTGAAGACGATAAAGATGAAGCCTTTAAGTTAGCAAAGGTTGAGCAAAAAGTTACCAAAGAAACGTATCTTGGGTGTCCAAAGCACTTGACATCCTAGCCATCCTTGGTAGGATAGTGGTATGATTCCACTATTCAAGTCCCACTTTTCTATCGGGAAAAGCATCTTGACTCTGGCAGAGCCAGAAAAGCAAAAGAAAGATGGGCCAGACAGTATCCTCTCTTTAGCCTTGGATAACGGGCTAAAGGAAATTTATCTTGTAGAGGACTCTCTTACAGGATTTTTGACCGCATTTAAGATTTGCCAAAAGTACGATCTGTCACTAAGGTTTGGGCTTAGAATCAGTATCTGCAATGATTACCAGTCGATTGAATCTTCAAAAAGTAAGCTAGTCCTATTTGCTTTGAACGATCAAGGCTTCAAGGATATCAATAAAATCTATACTTTTGCTCATACAAAAAATGATGGCTTGATCTCTAATGACGATCTAGCATCCAGATTAAATCCAAACATCTTCGTTTGCGTGCCATTTTACGATTCTTATGTTTGGAATAATTATCATTATTTTAATAATTGCACTCCATTTTTTCTGGATAACGTCGATCATGCTTACTT